GCGGCGTTGGCCGCCCATCTCAGAAATAATTAGTAACTTTTTCTGTTTCCCTCTTGCATATTGTATTGCGTGTCGATACAAATACACACAGTGGCAAACACAAGCCGTGAGAAGCGAGTGTTAGCCTTAACTAAAGCACGATTTCTTACCCACCACGTTCTAGTGGTCGGCTTGGAATCGGCAAAGGATTCTACAAGCCGGAGAAACTGCGTCATGGCAGACCTAACGCCGCATGCGTTCGTTTTGAAATCGTATGCAAATTCTGGGCTTCCGTGGTGGAAGGCAATTGCAGAGCTCGTCGATAACTCAATCAACGCCGACTGTAATCGAGTTGTTATTTCAGTAGCCAACCGGATCCAGAAGTTGGCGACAAGTACGAATATCAAATTGTAAAGATGTTCGATCACGCCGACTATCGACTGAACACTATGAAGGTTCTTGTTGAACGGCTGTCCGAAACAGAGCGAGAAATACTTAAGGAGTGGTTAACGCAATGATAGCCAAAGGTAATTCATACGCTGACTTCATAGCATCGAAGCGACTACGAGCTAACCAATATGGTTTTAGGCCGGAAATCGTTAACTCGAAGCTAAAAGACTGGCAAGCAACAATCGTCGAGTGGGCTGTTCTTCGTGGGCGTTCGGCGATATTCGCCGACACTGGACTTGGAAAGACGTTGATGCAGCTTTGCTGGTCGGAAAATATTGTGCGTAAACACGGTCAAGTTTTGCTGTTATGTCCGCTAGGTGTCAGGCACCAAACAGTATCGGAAGCAAATAAGTTCGGCATCGGCGTTGAGTGCAAAGTCGTCGAGTCAGCTAGTGACGTTTGCAGCGGGATAAACGTAACGAACTACGACAAGCTGCACTTGTTCGATGAGTCTAGTTTTCAAGGAATTGTTCTCGACGAGTCTAGTATACTCAAGTCAATGACGGGCAAGATTCGCGGCAAGCTAACTGCGATGTTCGGTGGCACTAGGTTCAAGCTGGCTTGCACAGCAACGCCGTCGCCGAACGACCACATGGAGCTTGGAAATCACTCTGAGTTTTTAGGAGTGATGGACGCTAGCGATATGCTCAATAGATTTTTCTATCACGACTCTGGGGAAACGTCTAAGTGGGTTTTGCGTCCGCATGGCGTTAGTGCATTTTGGGAATGGGTGGCGTCTTGGGCTGTTTGCATCGGAATGCCAAGCGACATTAAAGGCAGCGATGACGGTTACGTTTTGCCGCAAATGCGAGTTCATCGGCACTTTGTTGAAACTGAAGATTTGGCTGTACCAACTGGGATGCTGTTCAATACGCTCGGAGTTTCCGCAACAACGATACATGAAGAAAAGCGAATGACGTGCGAGTCTCGCGTCGCGAAAGCTTCACAGCTCGCTAACTCATGGGACGAGCCAGTAATAATTTGGTGTGATACTAATCAAGAGTCAGACATGCTCGCAGAAAACGTAGACGGAGCTGTCACGCTGAGTGGTAGCGATTCTATCGAAAAGAAAGAGCGGATACTGTCCGACTTTGCATCTGGAAAACTTCTCAAGCTAATAACCAAACCGAAGATTTGCGGAATGGGTTTGAACTGGCAGCACTGCTCGAAGATGGTGTTTGCTGGACTCACCTATAGTTTCGAGCAGTACTACCAAGCAGTCAGGAGAATCTACAGGTTTGGCCAGTCTAGTGAGGTAGATATTCACATAGTGCTTGCGGAAACAGACTCGGCCATAAATGCGACTATCGCACGCAAAGAATCAGACTTCGCAGCAATGCGGTCAGGAATGGCGGCTGCCATGAGAAGTGCAACGTGGCAAGAGTTTGGACTGGACAACCAGAAAAAGATTTATCAACCGCAAAAGGCATTTGGTGTGCCGGAATGGATATCAGTATGAAAGCTAATGATGCGAAATTCGGTGAGAACTGGGCTTTGTATAACGGCGACTGCGTTGAATTGATTCGCGAACTACCGGACGAATCAATAGGGTTTTCAGTGTTCAGTCCACCGTTCAGTTCGCTATACGTGTACTCAGATAGCGAAAACGATATGGGCAACTGCGAGACTGATGAAGAGTTCTTTGTTCACTTCGGTTTTTTGATAGACGAGCTGTTCCGTGTGATTAAGCCAGGGCGGAACGTGTCAGTTCACTGCATGAACCTACCATCAACAATGCAGCACAACGGCTACATCGGCATTAGGGACTTTCGCGGCGATGTGATTAGAGCGTTTATTGCTAGAGGTTTTGTGTACCACTCCGAAGTATGCATCTGGAAAGACCCTGTGACAGCAATGCAGAGGACTAAAGCTCTTGGTTTGCTGCATAAGCAAGTCGTCAAGGATTCATGCCGCTCGCGACAAGGATTGCCAGACTACGTTTGCACATTCCGCAAGCCAGGAGACAACCCAGAGCCGGTAAGTGGCGGATTTGAATACTTCGCTGGCGACGAAGATAGTTTTGAAAGTAACGGAAATTTATCAATCGACGTTTGGCAGCGTTACGCAAGTCCAGTGTGGATGGACATTCGCCAAACGAGAACGCTGAGCTATCGAGAAGCACGCGGAGACGATGACACTCGCCATATTTGCCCACTCCAACTCGATGTTATCGAACGCTGCCTGCAACTGTGGTCCAAATCTGGCGACACAGTGCTCAGTCCGTTTGCTGGCGTAGGTAGCGAAGGGTGGGAGTCTTTGAGGTTAGGACGTAGGTTTATCGGATTCGAGCTGAAACAGGAATACTTCGAGTGTGCGGCACAGAACCTAGAACGGATTGTAGCAAAAGTAGAAACGCCATGCCTGTTTTAACTGACGGACGTAGAGCAGAAATTGAGCAAGCAGCGAATCTTTACGGCTCGGCAAATTGCTGGACAGGAACAAGCGGAATGCTGGCGACGATGATACGTGAGCTATTGGCGGAAATAGACAGGCTGAATGCCTAGCAAAGTAAAACTTAAGGAGTGGTTGGAATGTACAGCGAACTAACAATCAAAGAAGAGGCTGCACTAGCACACGAGTCGTCTGTTAAGCGTGCGGCGATTGGCGAAGCTAAGGCTCACGTGCTTGACGTCATTGCAGCGACAGAGCAGCAGCTAGCCAGGATGCGATGGAACGCAGATTCAAGCCACAACGGTAAGCAACTGCGATTCGATTCCGTCAAGCAATCCGAAGCACTTGTAGAAGTCATCCGCGAGGCATTGCCAGAGTTGATTGAGATTGATTACCAGCAGGTAGTACATAGCGTTTACGACGAAGACGAACAGCCGCTGGAAAATGAAGAGTACGTTGTGGATGAGGTGCGAAGTTACGTTCAGCAATTATTGAAAGGATTGAAGGTAAAGCCATGAAGACAAAAGTGATGGAACGCATTGCAAGTTGGTCAGTCAATACAGATGGCATCGTCCAGTTCAAGTATCGAATAGACGAAACGCAATATATGTTCTGCGTGACGAATGAAAGCATGCAAGACGTATTGCGTGAAATCGGACGGTTGGCGGCGAATCCGAAGTCGCCAATGACCTGGAATGACGCGGCGTATTTGACGCAGATGATTCGAGAAGTGGTGGACATGCTAGAGCCTAAGACGATCGACACTGACGACAGCAATGTTCTGATTGGCATGGACGCTCATGCTATAGCGTGGTCGATTCTCATGATGGCTTGCACTTCTGTTTTCGCTTTGGCTGCGTTTGTTTTTGTGATGTGGGGACGTTGAAAAAGGTTGGTGTGTATCCAACCTTGGCGGGTTGGCAATTCCCGCCAGAAACAAACGGAGGCTAGCACTAAGCTAGTCTGGACGCTGAAAGCAGGTACGCGAGTCAGCAGCACGATGCGTTCTTCCTGCGGTGAGCATGAGGCAAACCGCAGCGGGTTTTTAAGGCTAACGGTTTTAAGCTGGTTCGATTCCGGCAAGCCTTTTGAGTGAGTGGTTGTGAATAGTTTTTACTGGAGCAAACAATGAAGATTATCAAGGGGATCGTTCCTGCACCGAGACGAATAATGCTTTACGGTGAGCACGGGGTTGGCAAGGGAACCTGGGCAAGTAAAGCACCGTCGCCTTTTTTCCTGGACATCGAAGGAGGATTGAATGATATCGACTGCGAGCGAACCGACAGGCTTGGTTCAGCCAAGTCGGTTAGCGATGCACTGACTTGGTTGCAGCATGAGGACCACGGATACAAAACATGCGTGGTTGATACCGTTGATTGGCTAGAACAGTTGATTCATCGGCAGATTGTAGCTGACGAAGGCAACGCAAAAGTAAAGTCAATTGCAGACATTGGCTACGGTAAGGGATACGCCAGGGCAGTGCCAATTTGGAACTGGTTTCTATCCCAGTTTGAGCAACTACGAAGTCAAAAAAAGATGGCGATAATTCTTTTGAGCCACGCGAAGGTTGAGAGGTACGAATCTCCAGAAAGCGAAAGCTACGACCGCTACAGTCCAGACCTCCATAAGTCGTCTAGCTCGATGGTGCAGGAATGGTGCGACGAGGTGCTGTTTGCGTCGACACGCGTCTACACCAAGAAGCAGGACGAAGGTTTTAACCGTAGTCGCAATGTGGCTATCGGCGGCAAGGAACGATACATCCGCACAAGCGAGTCGGCATCGTCCATTGCGAAGAATCGCTTAAACCTGCCTGCTGAATTGCCTCTTGATTGGGACGCTTATTTTGGCGCAGTCAAGGCTTATTATGCCAACGCAAGGCCATCGACGGTGACAGGCGTTGATATTGCTGGGATCGTCCAAGACGGATCAAGCAAAGGAAATAAAGAATACGAAGATTTGAAGATTGAAGCGGCGGAAGTGTTTTAATGGTCCCGGAAAAAACAAGGCGAGCAGTAATTGCTCGCAGCGGTGGATTTTGTGAATCTTGCGGAGTTAAGGCGAGTTTGCAAATGCACCACCTGTACTACGAAGTAATCATCAATGGAGAGATTGTTTCTATTCATGGAATAGAAACACCTGAAGACATGCTTGGATTGTGCCATGATTGCCACCGTGCACGCCATAGAGATCCAAACGGTGATTATTGGCTAGAAGAGCAAGAGAAAGATTCGTATTGGTACGGATTCGAAAAAGAGTTGGGTGAGTAGTTCTGTAAGTTTTTTTAGGAGTTAGGAAGAATGGCTGACTTAGGTTTTGGTGACATTGGGTTTGACGCAACAGCACCAGAGAACCAACGCACAAATAGCGTGGTTCCTGCGGGTGAGTATCCAGCGATTATGGTGGAGTCGGAAAAGAAGCCGACAAACGCAAACGATGGGCATTACCTAAAAACGAAATGGCAGATTGTTGCTGGTGAATTTCAGAATCGGATTGTATTCAAGAACTTCAACCTGTGGTTGCCGCCACACAAGGAGCAAGCGTTGCAAATTGCTCGCGGAGAGTTCAGCGAATTCTGCCGAGCGGTAGGGGTGGCGAACCCAAAAGACTCGTCAGAGCTGCATAACAAGCCTTGCCAAATCAAGGTCAAGGTGCGAGTCGATAAGACTGGTCAGTACGACGACCAAAACGATATCAGTGGGTTTAAGTCTATTGGCAAACCAGCGGCAACACCAGTTGCAGTAGCCGCAGCGGCTGGCAGCGACAACCCTTGGTAGTTTCACGGACTGGATCCACCCACGATGGTATTACGTGACTACCAACTAGAAGCCTGTAACGCAGCGTTCGATTCGCTGAAAGCTGGGAAAGGCAATCCGCTGATTGACCTGCCTACAGGCTCTGGGAAGTCGTGGGTGCTAGCTGAAATCGCTAGGCGGTCAGTGGAAGACTACTCTGGCCGAGCGGTGATACTGGCTCACCGCAAAGAGCTTTTAAGCCAGAACGGTGACAAGCTCAGGCAACTTAGCAAAATCGATGTTGGTTTTTATTCGGCTGGACTCGGCAGGCGAGATGTTGAGCAGCCTGTGGTTGTGGCTGGTATTCAGTCTGTTTATGCAAAAGCTCATGAGCTTGGTAGGCGGCACTTAGTGATTATCGACGAAGCTCACCTCACTCCAAAGTCAGACGATGGCATGTACAGGCAGTTTTTATCAGACCTTGAACGATACAACGCTCGGCTAAGGGTGATAGGCTTGACTGCCACCCCGTTTAGGCTGGACTCTGGCAAGCTGTGGGGAGACAAAGAACTGTTTAGCCATGTGGCTTATCGTGGTGATATTCGCTGGATGATTGAACAAGGCCACCTGTGCAAATTGGAAAATAAGCCTTCGGGCACTAGCTACGACACAAGCCAGCTCCACATCCGTGGCGGTGAGTTTGTCAGGCGAGAGGTTGAGGACTTGTTTGCCAATCAATCACTGGCGACTGAGGCTTGTAGTGAACTTGTCGCTAAGGCATTAGGCCGAAAGTCAATTTTGGTTTTCTGTGCTGGCGTTGACCATGCTTACGCGGTGCAGGAAATATTGACTTCGCTGACTGGTGAGCGTGTTGACTGCGTAACAGGCGAAACGCCACCACTTGAGCGTGAAGCAACACTCAGCCAGTTTAACGCGGGATTGTTCCGCTGGTGTGTCAATGTTGATGTGTTGACGACTGGCTTTGACAATCCACGCATTGACTGCGTGGCTATTATGCGAGCCACGCAGTCGGCTGGATTGTTTTGCCAAATGGTTGGCAGGGGGCTTAGGGTTCATCCGTCCAAGCAAGACTGTCTTATTGTTGACTACGGGGGCAACCTAAAACGCCATGGGCCAATTGACGCTATCGACTACGGAAAGCCAAAGGCGAAAAGCGAAGGCGGTGCAGCTCCTATCAAAACTTGCTTTGGCTGCGGTGAGGTTGTGGCGGCTTCGGCTCGTGAATGCGAATGCGGATTTGTGTTTGAGTTTTCGGATAGACGCCATGAAACAAAGTCAGACGAAGAATCGCAAATACTGAGCGAGCCAATTACATTCCGCTTAAAGGGCTGGATGTTTAGTCGCCACTACAAGAAAGGAAACGACTTAGCACCCAACACATTGCGGGTAACGTACTTTGGGGAAGGTGATCTAGACCCGACGATTGATGAGTGGGTGTGTTTGAACCATGACGGGTTTGCATTCAACAAGGCTATGGTGTGGTGGAAAAACCATTCAGATGAAGCAATCTCTGATTGGGCTGAGGCAACGGAAACTGATTTTGTGGGTGCTGCAATTGACCTAGAGCAACGTGGGTTGGTCTGCTGTCCAGCGGAGATAACCGCAGTTAGGCAAGGTAAGTTCTGGAGGATTGTTGGGCGCGTGGCTGGGGAGTTAGTAGAGCGAGTTGAATTGGAAATACCGTTTTAAGATTGAACTATGATACCAACGGAATTGACGGAACGACCGCAATGGCTTGCGTGGTACTACGATCAAGAAGGTTGTAAGAACCCAATTGGAAAGAGCAACGATGCAAGAACATGGCGAGCGTTTAACGAAATCAAGTGCGACAATATTGCATTTGTTATATCGCCAGACGATCCATATTGTGGCGTTGATTTGGATGATTGCATTGTTGACGGTGCCTACACAGAACGAGCAAGTGAAGTGCTTGAAATGTTTAGCGGTGTCGCTTACGCAGAGGTGTCTCCAAGCGGGACAGGCATAAAGTTGATTACAAAAGCTAAGAAACCAGATTGGGCGTCATGCCAAAAAGAAAAGTGGTTGGAGTGTTACGACCATTCCAGGTTTTGGACGATCACTGGTCAAGTTATTGACGAGTATTACTTCGGGACAATTGGCGACGGACAAGCGGCTGTTGACTGGCTTTGCGACAGATGGCTTAGGACTTCAAAGGGTCAAAATAGCATTAAGTTCGTTCATTGCGTGACAGCATCCAGGCAGGTTACAGAGCGAGCACAGTCATACGTTGACGCAGCAGAACCAGCACCAGTTGGAGGTAGGAATAACGCTGCGTTTAGGCTGGCTGGACACTTAGCGGCTATTGTTGGCGACTCTGGTGAAAGGCTTAGCGAGTCTGATATTGTGGCTTATCTTACCCAATGGAACGGACGCTTAGTGGATCCTCTGAGCGATAAAGAGATTGCTTCGGTTGCGAAGTCAGCTCTCGTTAATGGGTCACCCAGAGATGACAAATTACCTGAAGAAATTGCAAAGGTAGAGCTGCTCAACATAGACTGGGACGCGCTTAATAGCCGAGTCGAAAGCCAAGAAGAACTAGACGACGAAGAGTTTTGCAGAACGATAGTTCCAGTAAGCGGCTTGTTGCGTGATGTGTTTGACTTTTATGGTCAGGTTGCCTACCGGCGATCAGTTGTGATGGGGCTGGCTTGTGCTGTTTCTTTGGTTCAAACGATACTTGGTAGGCGAGTCAGAAGCCACACAGACCTGAGAACAAACGATTACAACCTAATTTTGGCGACCACAGGCAGTGGTAAAGAAGCCTGCGAATCGACGATTACCAAGATACTAGACGCAGCCGACCCTGGGTGTCGCTACATGATTCCGCCAGACATCCAAAGTGGCAACGGTTTGATGCGAGCTGTGGCAACTAGCCCATGTGCAATTTGGGTGTGTGATGAGTTCGGAAAGATACTTCAAGCGGTGCTCGATAAGAAGGGAAATCAGCACACAAAGAACATAGGCACACACTTGCTTAAGTTGTACGGGAAGAGTGCAGGAACTTACGGCGGTGCTGCCCACAGCGATGGGATACGCAATCGAGTGGTGCAGCCTCATCTATGTGTACTTGGGTTGTCTACCAGCTCGACGATATTTGAAGCGGTGGCTACTGAACAGGTTAGCGACGGGTTGGTTGGTCGCATCGCTTTTTGGCCAGTGCAGGACAGGCCGGAGCCAAGGGATCAAATGGAAATAGTAGATCCACCAGCAAAACTAGTTGAAGTGGTTAAAGGTTGGCTTGACTGGGAGCCTGGGCATCAAAACCTGATACCTCAGCCAGAGACTATTGGCATGAGCAATGAAGCAAATGAACGATGGAAAGTACACGCTAAGCAAATCAATGAGCGCATGAAAAACGAAAGCGAACTTAGAGCTGCTGTTTGGTCTAGGGTGGCAGCTAGAACGATGAAGCTTGCTCTTGTTCATCGATGTGCAAGGCTCGATGTTTTGCCGTCTACATGCCAGTGGGATTTTGTCCAAGTAGAGATAATCGATGTTCAGTGGGCAATCTGTTTATCGAACTGGCTTGCTAGGATTTCTTGTGGACTTATCCGCGAAAATGTGTATGATAAAAGTGGCAACAAAGCGAAGCAAATTTTGGCTAAAGCTCTTGAGTCAAATGCTGAAATAGTTAAGAGAGACGTTCTAAGGACATTTCGCTCGCTGACCGCTGGCGACCTGCAAGCTGCTGCCGATGACCTTGGTCTGGAGACATTCCAGATAACCACAAAAGGCCGAACAAAAACGGCCTACCGCAGGAGGGATAAATGACACTCCCTCTAACGGCTACAAAAAATCTTCTGTCCCAGGGGGTCGGGACAGAAGATTCTCTAAAAACCCAATGTTTTATTGGGTTTGCAGGCTTCTGTCCTTCTGTCCTTCTGTCCCTATACCCTCTGGAAAATATCTCTATAGGAAAACTACCCCCACCCTATAAGGACAGAAGAATATATAGGTGTTTTATATGTATTAAAGCCTTATTTTTATTGGGTTTTTTGTCAAAACTTCTGTCCGGGACAGAAGTGGGACAGAAGTGGACAGAAGATTTGCTCGACGGCGAGATAACGCAGGCCGAGTACGAGCGGCTACGTGAGGATGTTTTGGTTAGAAACGGGATTTAGCGACATGAGTAACCAATCAATTGTTCGTCGTCCTGGTCCAGGATGGCGGCAAAACACAAACACTAAAGCAGTTTGGGACCACGACAGTGGATTGCGTCTG